TAAAGAAGTTGAAGTACAGGCTGAAGAGGTTCTTGAAAAAGAAGAGCTAAAAAAAGAACTTTCAAAACCTGCAACTGGACCAATTAAACACAGTCCTGAAGCAAAAGTTGAAAGTAAACAAAACTTGTATTCACAAAACAGACAAATGACAACTGTAGACAGAGTACTTCAAAAAATTGCTAACATTAAAAAATAATAAAAAATGTCAACAACAATAACAACAAGTAACGATGTATTGAGAGCAAGATCAAAGCAAGAAACTTTGACTACTACTCAAGATATTCCTGTAAATAAAGCAGGTACTGAATTTAATATAGCAACAGACGCAAAAGTTATGACGCTTCCTGCTATCACTTCAGAAAATATAGGTATGGAATTTACATTCCGTAATACAGGTGCAGACGGTAATAACATTATTACTATTAGTCCTGCTGCAACAGACGCAATTCACGGTGCAGTAGCTGCTGTAAATTCAGGTGGTGTAGACAATAAAGACTGGATCAATACTAAAGCAACAGCTAATAAAGGTGACTGGTGTACAATTAAAGCTGTAGCACTTACTGACTGGTATTTAACTGGTGGTGATGGTGTTTGGGCAAGTGAAGCATAATAATAACTTATAAATAACTAAAAAATGGCAACAACTAATTCGATAACGACTACTTATGCAGGTGAATTTGCAGGGGAATACATCTCAGCAGCACTTTTAAGTGGTTCAACTTTGGATAACGGTTTAATCACTGTTAAACCAAATATTAAATTTAAAGAAGTAATTAAAAAAGTATCTACAGACGACATTGTAAAAGATGCAACTTGTGACTTTGACCCTACTTCAGCAATTACGTTAACTGAACGTATAATTCAGCCTGATTTTCAGCAAGTCAACTTACAATTATGTAAAAAAGACTTTCAGTCAGACTGGGAAGCAGCTTCAATGGGCTTTAGTGCTTTTCAAAGCTTACCTCCTTCATTTGCAGACTTTTTAATTGGTCACGTAGCTAGTAAAGTAGCACAACGTACTGAGCAGTCTATATGGGCAGGTGCAGCAGCAACAGCAGGTCAATTTGGTGGTTTTACAGAATTAATGACAGCAGATGCTGATGTTACAGATGTAGCAGCAGTCGGTGGTGGTGTAAACTCTGGAAATGTAATTGCACAGTTAGGTGCAGTTGTAGATGCAATAGGCAGCACCCTTTATACGTCAGAAGATATGTTTATTTATGTTTCACAAAACGTAGCTAGAGCATATGTAAGAGCGTTAGGTGGATTTGCAACTAATGTAGGTGCAGCAGGTATAAACGCTGACGGTACTCAATGGTATACAGGTGGTACTTTATCGTTTGACGGTATTAAGATTGCAGTAGCAAATGGATTAGCTGACAATACAATGGTAGCAGCAGAAAAGTCAAACTTATACTTTGGAACTGGTCTTCTAGCAGACCACAATGAAGTTAAGGTAATTGATATGGCTGACATCGACGGAAGTCAAAATGTAAGAGTAGTAATGAGATTTACAGCAGGTGTTCAGTATGGCATCGGAAGTGATATCGTACTTTATTCTTAATTAGTAATTAACCAATAGAAGAGGTGGGTAAGCCAGTAGTGCCTACTCACCTTTTTTAATTTAAAATAATGTAGATATGGCTTGTGATTTAACAAAAGGTAGAAAAGAACCGTGTAAAGATTCGGTTGGTGGCATTAAAGCTGTTTATTTCGCAGACTTTGGTGATTTAACACTTACGTATGATAGTACAGATACAGATGTTGTAGACAGTTTTGGTTCAGTAACTGTATTTGAATATGATTTAAAAGGTAACAGTAGTTTTGAACAAACGTTCAATTCTAGTAGGGAAAATGGAACTAGTTTCTTTGAGCAAACATTAAATATAACTCTCAAAAAGCTAACAGTCCAAGACCACAAGGAACTAAAGTTAATGTCCTATGGTAGACCCCATATAGTAGTACACGATTATAATGGAAATGCTTTCCTTATGGGTGCAGAACACGGTTGCGATGTGACAGGTGGAACTATTGTAACAGGTGCAGCTATGGGCGATATGTCAGGTTATACACTTACGTTTACTGCTATGGAGCAGTTACCTGCTAATTTCTTGGAAGGTGCTACAGAAGCTAATGCTTTTGCAGGTCTTACTGGAACAGTCACAGTTACACAGGGTACAAACTCATAAATTTATTGTAACGTGTAGAAAGGGGGCTTTATGCCCCTTTTTTTATTAGTTAAATTATGTTAAAATATTTTGACACTACTGTAAAATTCTGTACGTTTACAATATAACAAAAAATAAATAACACAAAATGAATTATTTCGATAAACTAGTATTAGTAAGAACACAGTCAACATTTGATTTTTATCAAAGAATTAACAAACCCATAACATTTAAAAAAGCTGAACAAAAAGCAAGAGAAGATGTTATAAGGATGCACCAAGATGCTGTTGCAGAACAAAACGAAACAGTAGTAGATGTAACCACAGGTAAAACCTATAAACGGAAAGACTTACATTCTTAATAACACAGCAGCTTCGGCTGCTTTTTTTATATCTACAAAAAAAAGTTGTAGATTCGTTATATAAGTATGAAAATATTAAGTACCAGTACTAGTAGTCAAACCATAAAGGTAATTCCTAGAGAATATGTAGCATCAGCTACCTTAAAAATTACTGACGACTCAGCTAATACGACTGTAAGTTACAGTGTAAACCCTACGACAAGCAGAAATTATTTACAAATAGCTAATAGTTATGCATTAAAAGAAGGAAGGTTCTATAATCTAAAACTAGAAAATTCTTCAGGCGACGTTATATATAGAGACAAAATTTTTTGTACAGCACAAACAGTTAACCAAAATAACGACGATTATTACACAGTTAACAAAGATGTATACACTTCAGACACTAGTTTTGACAATGACTTTATAATATTATGAGCGACGTAAGAATAGTAAACCTTTCAAATTATACAACCCCTAGAGTTGTAGAAAAAAAATTTAAAAACTACGTTGAATACGGAGAAGACAACAATTACTTTCAATATTTAATAGACCGTTATAATGGCAGTGCAACAAATAATGCTGTTATAAATGGTTTGTCTGAAATGATCTATGGTAAAGGTTTGTCAGCAACAGACGCTTCAAGAAAACCTGAAGAATATGCAAAAACTATGTCATTGTTTAATGCTGACTGTATGAGAAAAATAGTATTTGATCTAAAGTTAATGGGTCAAGCAACTTTGCAAGTTATTTACAGTAAGGATCGTAAGACAATAGCACAAGTAGAACACTTTCCAGTTGAAACTTTACGGTTTGAAAAATGTAACGAAGAAGGCGAAATTGAAGCTTACTATTATCATAAAGACTGGATTAATATTAAGCCTAGTGATGAACTAAAACGTATACCTGCATTTGGTACTAGTAATGAGTCTATAGAAATTTTTTGTATAAAACCTTATAAGACAGGCTTTTACTATTATAGTCCAGTAGATTATCAAGGTGGTTTACAATATGCACAGCTAGAAGAAGAAATTAGCAACTATCATTTAAATAATATAAAAAATGGACTAGCACCTAGTATGTTAATTAATTTTAACAACGGTATTCCTAATGAAGAAGAACGTGCATTAATAGAGCGTAGAATATATGACAAGTTTAGTGGTAGTAGTAATTCAGGAAAATTTATTTTAGCATTTAATGACAACACTGACAGTCAAGCAAGTATTGAACCAGTGCAATTATCAGACGCACACCAACAATACGAATTCCTTTCTAGTGAATCTTCCAAAAAGATTTTAGTTAGTCACAGAATTGTAAGCCCAATGTTATTTGGTATTAAAGACAACACAGGACTAGGTAATAATGCAGACGAATTAAAAACAGCTAGTATACTAACTGACAATGTAGTGGTAAAGCCTTTCCAAAATTTAATTATAGAAGGACTCAATAAAATACTCGCAGTTAATAACATCTCCTTAAACTTGTACTTTAAGACACTACAGCCGTTAGAATTTACAGACTTAACAAATAGTGATGACTTAATAAATGACGAAACAGTAGAAGAAGAAACTGGTGTAGATCAAGAACAACAGTTAAGTTCACAGAAAGCACCTGCACAAATGGATAATGTAGCTAATGATCTTATAGAATTAGGTGAAGACATTGATGAAGGCACTTGGGAATTAGTAGACGAAATGGAAGTAGACTACAATGCAGAAGAAAAGTTAGACAAAATGATAGGTCTAGCATCTACAGGCACAGCAATACCAAGAGCAAAAAGTGAACAGGATAAATACATAGACGAAACACAATATAAAGTACGTTACCAATATTCGCCACAAAGAATCTCTGCAAACTCTAGGGAGTTTTGTAAAAAAATGGTAGCAGCTAATAAACTTTATAGAAAAGAAGACATACTAGCAATGGACAAAAAACCAGTAAATGCAGGTTGGGGTCCGAATGGTGCAGATACTTATTCAATCTGGCTCTACAAAGGAGGTGGGCTATGCCAACACAAATGGGTAAGGAAAACCTTTAAGTTTGTTGATTTACCTAAAGGACAAGGAGATGTAAAAAGCCCTAAAGCAAAAAAGGCAACTGGTAACCCTACAGGTGTAAAAAACCCAAAGAAAGTAGCACAACGTCCAAGAGATATGAAAAATGAAGGATTTTTAAAACCACGTAACTAATGGCAACAGCACTTTTTATATCAAGAACAGATTTAGTAAAAAATACTATTTTAGACGGTAATGTAGACACTGATAAATTTATACAGTTTATTAAAATAGCACAAGAAATACATATACAGAATTATTTAGGTACAGACTTGTATAATAAAATTAGTACTCATATTGTAGCAGGTAATTTAGCAGGACACTATTTAACATTAGTAAATAAATACGTACAGCCGATGTTAATTCATTACGCAATGTCAGACTATTTACCTTTTGCAGCATATCAAGTTAAGAATGGTGGTGTATTTAAGCACCAAAGTGAGAATGCAGAATCAGTAGAAAAAAACGAAGTAGATTACTTAGTAAACAAGGAACGTGACTTTGCAGAATATTATACTAGAAGAATGATAGACTATATTAGTTTTAATAATAGTTTGTTTCCTGAATACAATACAAATAATAACGAAGACGTTTATCCTGACAAAGACAGTTTATTTCAAGGATGGGTGTTTTAAAAAAATACAAACCGAAGCAAAAAAACGTTATAAAACTAGAGCGTTACTTAAAAAACAAAAAACCAAAAGTAAATGGCTAATAATATAAATTGGGGATCTATATACTGTCAGATGATTACAGACTCAGGTTTTGGGTCAGATACAGCATATTCAACAAATAGTATACCTGATATATCAGCACCTAGTTGTTGGGGTACTTTTGAATTAACAGCAGATTTAACACAAATTTCAGGTACTGCATTTAGAGCAGACACTAATAAATATAGAGCAGATGCAACACAAATATAAAATAAATTAATTATGGCTAAACAAGTTATTAATATTGGTTCAGCACCGAATGACAATACAGGGGACTTTATAAGAGATGCCTTTGACAAAGTAAACGACAATTTTACAGAACTTTATACAGATGATGCAGGAGATGTAGGAAGTATTGTAGCAGGTACAGGTATTTCAGTAAATCAAGCAACAGGAGATGTAACAGTTACAAACTCAAGTCCAAATGCAACGCATACAGGTGATGTAACAGGAGCAACAGCTTTAACAATAGGTAATGATAAAGTTATTACAGCAAAAATATTAGATGCTAATGTTACAACTGCAAAAATTGCAAATGATGGAGTAACTTTTGCTAAACTTGAAAACAGATATACAGCACTTTCTGCTTTAGGCACAGGAAGTTCTTTTGCTTTAGATTTTAGTACAGCAACAACCTTTACAGCAGCAGCAAATGGAGCAGCTACATTAACTTTTTCTAATGCAGTACAAGGTCAAGTAATTGATTTAGTAATTACAGGTAATCACGCTTTGACTTTTGCTGAAACAGGCTCAACTTTTAACAAGGTAGGTTCTAC